CCCCTGCCAGACGCGATGAAAATCACGGGCATGGCCGGCATCGTGCGGGAAGCGCGAGACGAAATCGCAAAGTTGGTGGTTGAGATCACTGGTGAGAACCCGTGGGAGACCAACCTGCTCGACGGCTAACCCCGCCCCACTAACGGAGAACGAGGATGGGTGAGCGCGCGGGGCCATTCGACGACTGCGACCCACACCGGATTTCGACAATGTCGGATGAGGAGTTCGATCGCCGGCAAGCCGCGTGGCGGGCGAAGTGCAAGCCTTGGCATGACTCCGAGTGGTGGGAGTTCACCAAGATCATCCGAGGCATAGGCAAGACCGAGAGGTATTACCCATGACCCGCATAGAAGCAGCCGCAAGGGCAAGGATCACCGAGTGACGAAGCGAAAGGCAAAGCAGATGCAGGCTGCCACCATGTACGTCGAGAACCCGCTTCGCGAGCGCGTCCCCCAACTCCGCATGGTCCGCGGCGAGTTGCGGCACGATCCCGACAAGCGCCGCGTCGAGCGCGCCTTGCGTGACGATCCCCTCGGCCAGATGCATCAGCGTCGCCAGATCGGGGAAGCCCAGTACCGCGCCGGCCGCGAATTCCAGCGTACCTGGGAAGCCGCCGGCACCCCGCTCCGTTCCCCCGGAAATATCATCGAGCATGTCGATGGTGGCAGGGGAGCCTCAGACGGCATCACCGACCAGCGCATGGCCGCCGGCAAGGACCTCGCCGCATGGCGTCGTCTCCTCGGCCACGAATACAGCCTTGTCGAGGCCGTCCTGATCGACAAGCGGACCATCCGCGATGTGGCCGACACCGGCAACCGGATGCCCGGCAAGGCGGCGACGACATTCACGGGCCACCTGTTCCGCAGGCAGCTCGACGTGCTGGCGAAGGCGATGGGTTTCGGGTGATGGCTGACAGGCATTTCGACTACAGGGGGATTAGGCGCGCCGGGCCATCCGGGCCTGTGCAAGACGCCGCCGTGGTCAAATGCTGCGAGTGCCGCGAGGAAGATTTTGTGGTGATGACGGGGCGTTCCCGCCTGCCCCCGGAAGTGATCCTTCGCAAGTTCTCTCAGGCCGGATGGGCCATAGGCAAACATGCTCGCGACGACCTGTGTCCCGCATGCATTGCCAAATCTGACAAAAGGGTAAAAACCATGGACAAGCCCGCCACTACCAGCCTCGCCAAACCAGCGCTCGTCATCGCCCCGCCGAGGGAAATGTCGCGCGATGACAGGCGCGTGATCTTCGCCAAGCTCGAAGAGGTCTACGTCTCGGAGGCCGTTGGTTACTCGCCGGGATGGTCCGACGACCGCGTGTCGAAAGACATGAACGTACCTCGCGCATGGGTCGAGAAAATCCGCGATGAGAACTTCGGCCCTATCAAGGACAGCGAGGAAGTCCGGAAGCTCCTGCAGGCGGCGGAAGCCGCGTCTGCCGAAGCGAAGGTGCTCGCCGCCAAGGTGGAGAAGCTGTTGCGCGAGGCTCAGGAAATCCGCAAGGCCGTGGCCTAATTTCCAGTGGGGGAAACCCCCACCGAAAAACAGGCTTGCGGACGCGGGGCATCGCATATAGATTTTCACCATCCTCCCGCATCGTGCCCGTGGCCCAAAGCTGCGGGCGTTCCCTAATTATATACTTGAGAAAGCAGATGACCCGAGATACTGATTCGGCCGACAGGCCGGCGCTTCAAGCTGACGAGATCGAGATCACGCCTGAGGCTCAGGAGGCGTTTCGTCGTCTCTTTCAGGAATGGAGAGATTCGTATCCAACGGCCGATCAGTTGGAAGCGGGTGGGTTAGGAGATTACCAAGCTCTTGCGCGTAATTGCGCCCGCTGGGCCCTGAGCCAAACAAGACACCCCTCTCGATAGCCTTCGAAAGCAGCTGCAAATGCTGCTCGCCGCAATGCTGGTACGTCCCGATCATGCCGCGCTTGAAAACCGAGAACACGTTTTCGACCGTGTTGCTGTGGATCGCTTCGCCGCCCTCATAGCGAACGTATTCCCTGGCGCTGTGCTTCACCGTCTTATGGCCGGCGTATTCCTTGCCGGTTTCGGTGTAGAGGCGGCTTTCGTCGGTATGCAGAACGGTGTCGCGCTTCACGTTGCGGACCAGCACGTCGCGCACGTTCTCAGCCGTCGCGTTCTCGACATGGAACATGCGGACGTTGCCGCCACGTTCGACCAGCGCCACCACAGGGTTCTTTGAGTGCGGACCCTTGCGCTTGATGTAGGGACGGGTTCCGCGCTGCTTTGAGACGCGCGGGGTGCTGGTCTTGCCGATGTAGGTTTCGTCCGCTTCGACGATCTTGCCTTCGCCGCCAAGCGGACCCATCGCCGGGTCCGTCATCGCCTCGCGGATGCGGTGCGTCATGAACCAGGCCGTCTTGTACGTGACGCCCAACATGCGGTGCAGCTGGTGCGAGGAAATGCCCTTCTTTGAAGAGCAAAGCAGGTAGGTCGCATAGAGCCACACATTGAGGGCGATCTTGCTGCGCTCGAAAACGGTTCCGACCGTCACCGTGAACTGTCCGCGGCAAGCGCCGCACTGGAACACGCCCGGACGGTGCGCCTTGCCCTTCAAGCCGGTGATCGTAGCAGGGTCCACATTGCCGCAATGGGGGCATACCGGACCGTTCGGCCAACGCTGTCCCTCAAGGTACTCACGGGCCTCGTCGGCGTCGGTGAAAATGGCGGGGATTTTGGCGGCCATCTGCGGGGTTCCCTCTGTCTCTTGACAGAATCGGGTTCCCGCCTGCTTTGTCAAGTATATAATTAGGGGGCGTTCGCGTTTCAAGGCCATGCTCGACAATCCCAAACATGAGCGTTTCGCTCAGGCGCTAGCAGCGGGGAAGTCACAGGCTGAGGCATACGAGGCCGCCGGCTACAAGCCAAGCGAACCCAATGCATCGCGCCTGACAAGGAATGACAAGGTTCAGGCCCGCGTCGCGGAATTGCTCGGCCGCGCCACCGAAGGCATCGTCATCACCCGCCAATGGGTGATCGAGCGCCTGGTCAAGAACGTCGAGAAAGCGGACGGCCGCGACGAGGGCGCCGTGGTCAATCGTGCCCTTGAATTGCTCGGCAAGGAAATCGGCATGTTCGTCGAGCGCGTCGAGCAGGACGGAAGCCTCCGCATCATCACGGACAAGCCGGTATCCGATGCCGAGTGGGAGCAGCGTTACGCTAACCAGGATTCTCTGGGCACCACAACCGGGGCCGCAAAAGGCACTCATTGACTGCCCATACCCTGAGATATTTTTCGGCGGGGCGCGCGGCGGCGGAAAGACAGACGGGGTTCTCGGCAAGTATGCGCTGAAGGCGCTTCGCTACGGGTCGGCGTTCAACGCGCTGTTCTGCCGGCGTGAGCTGCCAATGCTCGACGACGCTATCGAGCGGTCGAAGGCGATCTATCTGCCGCTCGGAGCGCACTGGCAGGACCAGCCGAAGACGTGGCGCTTTCCCGGTGGCGGTCGCCTTCGCTTTCGGCCGCTTGAGCGGGTCGAAGATGCCGACAAGTACCAGGGCCAGAACCTTAGCGATGTGTGTATCGAGGAGGCTGGGCAATATCCGGACTCACGCCCGATCGACAGGCTGCATGCGGTGCTCCGCTCGGCCTCGGGCGTTCCGACGCAACTGGTCCTGACCGGCAATCCCGGCGGCGCAGGACAGGGCTGGATCAAGGCTCGCTACATCGACCCCGAGCCGCGCGGCTTTAAGGTACTGGTCCACCGGATCGAGTTGCCTGAGTGGGCTGGCGGTGGCTCGGTGGACCGCAAGGCGGTGTTCATTCCGTCCCGTGTGGCCGACAACCGCTTTCTCGGCCGGGACTACATCGCCGGGCTTCACCTTGTCGGCTCGGGCACGCTGGTCAGGGCATGGCTTGAGGGTGATTGGGATGCGGTCGAGGGCGCGTTCTTCGATTGCTGGAATACACGGCGTCATGTCATCGACCCGATTGCGCTGCCTGACCATCTCCACCGCTTTCGATCGGGTGACTGGGGCTCCGCGAAGCCGTTCAGCATTGGCTGGTGGGCGGTGGCTTCCGACGCAATGCAGGCGGTGTCCGTCACGGGCGACGCGGTGACGCTGCCCCGCGGCTGCATGATCCGATATCGCGAGTGGTACGGATCGAGCGGGCCGAATGTCGGCCTCAAGCTGACAGCCGAGGAAGTTGCCCGCGGCATTGCTGATCGCCAAAAGGACGATCCTAGTCCCAAGGATATCCTTGGTGTCCTAGACCCCTCGGCCTTCGCTGAGGATGGCGGCCCCAGCATTGCCGAGCGCATGGGAACAGCCGCCAGCATCTATTGGAGCCGCGCCGATAACAAGCGCGTGGCCCAGGCCGGCGCTCTCGGGGGATGGGATCAAATGCGAGCCCGGATGAAGGGCGACGCGGACGGCAACCCGATGGTCGCGTGTTTCTCGACGTGTCGAGACAGCATCAGGACCATTCCTGTGTTGCAGCATGACCTGACCCGAGCCGAAGACCTCGACACCGAATCCGAGGACCACGCGGCAGACGAGTGGCGTTACGGCTGCATGTCGCGGCCTTGGGTGCGGAACTCGCCTTCGCCCGATAAGACGAAGTTCAGCGACTACAAGCCCCGCGCTGGCCGCGATGCATCGAACATGATGGTTCTCTGATGGCCGTTGGCACCGCCACCACCAATTCATCCGGCTACGGCACCAGCGGCCGTGGTGCGGGCGCGACTGGCGGGGCGTCCGTTGTCGGTGACGAGGACGAAGGCCTGTCCGTCTCGACGCTGCGCAAGCAATACACCGACTTCCTGTCGTCGAAGTCCGCCGAGATCGAGGAACAGCGCCTTCACCGCCACTACTACCACGGCGACCAGCTCACCAAGGACCAGCTTCAGACCCTCAAGGACCGGGGCCAGCCGGCAACGATCCGCGACAAGGCCTCGCGCAAGATCAACGGCGTCGTCGGGCTGCTCGAAAGGCTCCGGCAGGACCCAAAGGCCTATCCCCGCACCCCGAAGCACGAGGAAGGCGCGGAGACTGCGACCAGCGCCATCCGCTATGTGCTCGACGCCAACAATTGGGCTGCGCTATCGGCGGAGGAATCCCGAGACGGTGCGATCAACGGCATCTTCGGGATTGAGCTTGACCTGATCAAGGGCGACCAGGGCGACCCCGATATCGGCCTCAACGAGATCGACAACGACACGTTTTTCTACGACCCGCGATCCTTCCGCTACGACTTCAGCGATGCCCGGTACATGGGCGTGGCGAAGTGGACGGATGAGGATGTCGCGATCGAATTGTTCCCCGAAATGGAGGAGCAGATCAAGGCGCTCGTCACCACGGGCACCGGGGCGGAAAGCTGGCAACAGCGCGACCGTGAACTGAAGTGGACGGACACGAACCGGAAGCGAATCTTCTTGGTTGAGCACTGGCACATCGTCAAGGGCGAGTGGTGGGCGTGCTGGTATTGCGGCGACACCAAGCTCAAGACGATGAAGTCGCCGTTCTTCGATGGCGTCGGGGAGAATGCCAAGACGATTGCCCGCTACGTCGTGGGCTCCGTCAATGTCGATCATGACGGCGATCGGTACGGGTATCTCCGGCTGCTCAAAACGCTGATCGACGAGCTGAACATGCTCGTCAGCAAGCGGGCGCACCTGATCGCCACGCGCCGCATCATCACGGAGAAGGGCGCTGTCTCGGATGTTGATGTAGCCCGCCGGGAGGCGGTGCGGGCCGATGGCGTTATCGAAGTCAACTCCGGCATGCGGTTTGAATTCGACGATGCCCGCACGATGGCCGATATCAACGCCATCAACGAGGCCATCGCCGAGGTCAAGACGGAGATCGAGAACTTCGGCCCGAACCCCGCCCTGATCGGCCAGGGCATCGAGAACAAGTCCGGCCGCGCGATCGCCCTGTTGCAGCAAGCCGGCATCGCCGAGCTTGGCCCCGGCATCATCTCGAACCGGGATTGGAAGCTCCGGGTTTACCGCGCGGTCTGGAATGCCCAGCGCCGGCACTGGACGGCCGAACGCTGGGTCAGGGTGACGGACGAAGACGGCGCCGCGAAGTTCATGGGCATGAACGTGATGCAGATCGACGAGATGGGCAAGCCCATCCTCGTCAGCGTCATGCCGGACGGCCGGGTCATCCCCGGTGGTGTCGACGAACTCGACGTGGATATCATGATAGACGAGGGACCGGACACCCTCAATGTGATGCAGGACACCTTCGAGACGCTTCAGGCGTTGGCCCAGAACGGCGCTCAGGTTCCGCCCGACGTGCTGATCATGGCGTCGAATTTGCCGGCCAGCGAGAAGAAGAAAATCCTCGAAAAGATGGAAGCCGCGAACAAGCCGAGCCCGTTCGACGAAGAAATCATGGGCATCAAGACCGAAGAGGCCAAGGGCAAGGCCCGCAAGGTCAACGCCGAGGCGGCGAAGATCGAAGGCGAGGCCGAAGTGTCGCCGATGAAGGATCGCGCCGCCGCCTTCGCCAGCGTTGCCAGCGGTGCTGCCGCCATCGCCAAGGCGAAGCAGCCGCCCCCGCAGCCGCATTTTTTCGACCGATAGCCCATGCTGACGATCGCACAGCTTCAGTCAAGGGTGCTGGCTCAGAACCCGCGTGGCTTTGCGTCTCGCGCCGAGGCGAGGGCTGCGCTTCAGGCCTGTATTGACGGGGCAACCCGAGAGGTGGGGGTGCGCGAGGCTCCCGTGGTGAGCCTGCCGAGCTACGCGGCCGATTGGGCGATGGCTGGCAGTTCGCTCGATATGGATTTCACGACCGGGCTGGGGGCGGTCAACGGGATCGTTGCGGGGCTGGGCAACCTCCTCACCACCACCCGCGCCTCGACGAAGTACGCGCGCACCGTCGCCGGGTTGCTCACCCCGTTTGCGTCGGGCGCGCC